ATCCTTTTAACATGATAAGTTTCGAGAGAAATTCATTTGATATATCTATCATAGAAAAAATTATATCCAAAAATTTTAAAGTTATGTAAATTTTGATTTAAATTACAATGAATGAACTAATACAAATTATTAAAATTCTTGAACTAGATGAGGTTCAAGAATTAAACACTCATATTGATACATTAGAATTTACTTCTAATACAGTATTTGATGATGACAATGGTATAAAAGTATCTGATGCACGTACGAGCACTGGAGTGTCATTAGATAATTCAAATAATTTAACTCAAAAACTTCATAGTGCAATAAACAAAGGTTTAGATGAATATAAAAGAAGGATAATCAATATTGATGATATATTTACATATTATCCAGTTCCTGGTGGAAATTATACTAAATCTTGGAGAGAGGGTATTCAAGTTTTACAGTATGAAAAAAATCAATTTTATAAAACTCATCACGATGTATCTAATAATCGTGGAGTGGAGGAATATCATCGACAAATATCTGTAATTGTTTATCTCACTGACAAATTTGTGGGAGGTGGAACTTCTTTTACACACACTACATATAAACCAAAACCTGGTTATGCTTTAATTTTTCCATCTAATTGGTGTTATCCTCATGCTGGTGAACCTGTTGAGAGTGGAACTAAAAGAGTTGCTGTGACTTGGTACTATGTGGAGCAAACTTGACAATTTACATACATAAACTATAATAGGTTATTCATACACAGACATGGACGACTTTGTTCTTAACGTAGAGATTGATGTTTGTTCTCGCTCTTTTATACTTTTAAGTGAGAATGGTGATGAAAGATTGATTACTTGTGAAACGACTGATGAGTTTATGAGAGTGTTAAGAGTATGCGATCAATTACTCCCACCAGATGCAATAATTTACAAAGAATTAGCAACTCAGAAAGACAAGTAACCATATGATGACACGACTAGGAAGCTAAATAGACCTAGTATTGTATGGTCTTGCCATCAAATTTTATAGAAGATAAAAAAGATGCCTCTTAATAAGCTAGAGAATTTCATAAAGAACGCTGAAGGACGTATACTTTATGTAAATCCAAATGATCTTGATTCAACCGATGGTATTGAAAATCAAGGAAATTCCTTAACTAAACCCTTTAAAACAATTCAAAGGGCACTGATTGAAGCTGCTAGATTTTCATATTTAAAGGGAAACGATAATGATTTTATAGAAAGAACAACAATATTATTGTTTCCTGGTGAGCATGTAGTTGATAATAGACCAGGTTTTGGTATCAAGTCGGAATCAGGACAGGCAAAAGCAGTTAGTCCAAGTGGAGATTCCACAGGAGCAATTAATACTTTATCACTTACTCTTGATTCTAATTTTGACTTAACGAAGGAAGATAATATTTTATATAAGTTTAATAGTGTAAATGGTGGTGTTGTAATACCTAGAGGTACATCAATCGTTGGTCTTGATTTAAGAAAAACAAAAATAAGACCAAAATATGTTCCTAATCCAACTGATAGCGATGCTAAAAATAGTGCTATCTTTAGAATAACTGGTGCTTGCTATTTTTGGCAGTTTACAATATTTGATGGAAATGAGTTAGAAACAGTATATACTGACCCAATTAATTTTTCTGAGTCAAATAGATCAATTCCAACATTTTCTCATCATAAACTAACTTGTTTTGAATATGCAGATGGTATCACTCAATTATCACAGTTTAGTGATTTAACAGATTTAGATATCTACTATAGTAAATTATCCAATGCTTATAATAAAGCATCAGCTAATAGGGAGATTACACAAAAATATCCATCAGCACCAAAAGGATTTGCACCGCAAAGACCAGAATTTGAGATAGTTGGTGCCTTTGCAACTGACCCACTTAATATAACCAATATAGAGTCTGGTGATGGAGCAACACCTGGTCAGATAGTTACAGTCACCACTGCACTCCCACATAATTTCACAGGTGGAACTCCTATAAAAATTAGAGGGGTAAACGTAGCAGATTATAATGTTTCTACAAAAGTTTCAACTGTAGTTAACGATAATAAATTTACTTATCTACTACCATTTGTTAGAGCAAACCTTCCAGCGGGTGCTGCTGGTGGATTAAGTAGTGCTAATGCTCAAGTATTAGTTGAAACTGATACGGTATCGGGTGCATCACCATACATCTTTAACATATCAATGCGTTCAGTTTATGGTATGCAGGGTATGCATGCTGATGGTAAGAAGGCAACTGGATTTAAATCAATGGTTGTGGCACAGTTTACTGCTGTTTCACTTCAAAAAGATGATAGGGCATTTGTTAAGTATGATAAAACAAATCGTAGATATAGTGGCATTCAATTTTCAAAACAGTCAGGTGAATTATTATCGTCTGAGTCAGCTTCGACAAATGCAGAAACAGTATATCATCTAGATCAAGAAGCAAATTATAGAAAGGGATTCCGTACTACACACATAAAAGTATCTAATGACTCTGTTGTTCAGATTGTATCTGTGTTTGCGATTGGTTTCCATAGTCACTTCAACATGATTAATGGTGCTGACGCATCCGTAACAAACTCTAACTCTAACTTTGGTACATTTGCTCTTGCTGCAGAGGGATTTAAGAAAGAGGCATTTGCAAAAGATAATAAAGGTTTTATCACATCTATTATAAACCCAAGGTCAGTTGTAACCAAAGAACAAAAAATTGATTATTTACAAATCGATCAATCTCAAACAACATCAACAAGATTCTATCTACTTGGTCAAACTGATGAGACTGAACCTCCATCACACTTTGCACAAGGATATCGTATTGGTGCAAAAGTAAATGAAAAGTTACTTATTGATAAAGGTGCTTCAACTTTCCAAGCAACCATTGTGATGTCAAATGGTGCGACAACTGCCACAACTGATACATCAGAAAAGAATTACAAATCAACACACTCTGCTGCAACTGCTACTGTAAAATCAGTATTCACAATTCAACCAAATCATAGTTTACAGAATGGTGAAACGATTAGACTTATTGCGGATAATGGTAATCTTCCTGAAAATATTGATCCTCATAAAGTTTATTTTGCAATCACAAGTACAATCGTATCAGGTGTTGATAGTGCATTAGGATCTAATGAAATACGTGTTGCATCATCATTATCTAATGCACAGAATGGTGTGTTTATTAACACTGTCGCAGATATTTCGGATGAGATTAATATTGTTAGTAGAGTTTCTGATAAGAAACCAGGTGATGCAGGTCATCCTATTCAATATGATGGATCTCAATGGTTTTTACACACTAGTTCTACTGCTAATACAATTCATGATGGCACATCAACCTACTCTAATGCTGAAGACCAAGATATCAGTTATATTTTAAGAAAAGAAGACAATCGTGGTTTAGACGATAAAATCTACAAACTTAGATATGTCATACCAAAGGAATTGAAGAATGGAAAAGATCCTAGTGATGGATTTGTATTACAAGATTCAAGTTCAACAAATGTGGTCTCAAATACTGATTTCAGTAAAACTGAGATTGATAGTAATAATTTTGATTTTGACCGTAATACCAGATTTATATCTGTAGCAACATTTGTTAGTGGACCTCCCGCAAAAGTTACAATAAGAACTGATAAATCTCATAACTTAAGTATTGGTGATCAGGTAATTATTAGAAATATAAAATGTTCTAATAATCAGAATGGAATAGATGGTAAAGGTTTTAATGGTACCTTTATTGTTACTGACAGAGTGAATAATAAGGAATTTAAGTATTCAAATGTAGATATTGAAGGTGTTGCTCATTCTCCAGGAACATTTATTAATACTACATCTATTCGGGATAATCAACTACCTAGAATTGATAGGAATGATAACCAAGAGAATTTGTTTGTTTACAGAACACAAGTAATTACTCCATATATTGAAAGTGTGCAAGATGGTATCTATCATTTATTTGTTTTAAATTCAAATAATAAAATGACAGAGACATCAAATGAGTTCTCTGAAGACAAGTATAATCAAAATATAGTTAATTTATACCCAGAGTATGATCGTGATAATATTGATGATAACCCACCAGAAGCTGTTTCGTTTGCTAAAAACTTCCCAATTGGTGATGTTGTCACCAATGACCTAAAGAAAAGTGTCACTAGAGAAACAACAAATAATTTTATAAGTGGATTTGATATCAGTAATACTATTAGTTCTGTATCATTGAATGGTGGTGGTACTGTTGCAACATTAACATTTGATAAAGAGCATGATTTTCAATCTCTTAAATTTGCATCGTCCTTGACTGGTGGTTCTGGGCACTCCCCTGCATCAGGTCAAAAGACTTACTATAATGTAAAATTACTTAATGATAATAATACTGCATCTAATTCTAACTGGGATGGTGCAACAGCAGATGTCACTGTACAAAATGGTGTAGCAATAGCGGCTACTATTACTGCTGGTGGTTCGGGATATGGAAATGGGGAACAACTTTATTTTGATGGTTCATCTGAGGTAAGTGGTGGTATTGAAGGTGGTCAAAGTGGATATTTAGTTACAAGTGATGTTGGTATATCATCTGCGACAGGCAACTATGTACAAGTCACTGGTATTACTACTGGAACAGATTCATATCATCGAATAAGCAGTGTGGTGTCTAGGGACTCTATTGCTTTACATAAAGATGCAAGTGATGATATTTTAGTTGGTCAGCAAGTTATTGATTTAGGTTCTTGGACTTCCGTTAAAACAAAATCTTATGATGCTGCAACAAAACAACTTACATTAGTGAGTCATACTGCAACTGGTTTGTTAGTTGGTAGTAAGTTTAGAGTGTTAAATGCTTCAAATCAAAATTTAGGTGATTTCATACTAAAAACACATACAAACTCAGTCAATAACTCAACTGGTCAATTAGAGGAGACTCTTATTGTCAATTCAGAAACTGATATAACAAATCCTGTTTATATCTTAAAACATGGATTATCTTCCCATGAAGCTACATCAGGTATTGGTGAGGAAAATATCGCTGTTAGAGGATTATCAATTTATGATCATGAATATTTGATATCTAATGAGTCTATTAGTACAACCGATTCTAATATTAATATTCTCTTACCAAATGGTAGTAACTCAGCTGCTAATATTCTAAAACGTTTCCCTCTTGGTTCCTACCTTCAGGTAAATGGTGAGATGATGCGTGTATCTAAAAATCAATTAGGTGGCAGCAATTCAATACAAGTTATACGTGGAGTATTGGGAAGTAGAATTGCATCACATTCTAAATTCTCACATTTGGTTAAAATAAAACCATTACCAATTGAATTACGAAGACCATCTATATTAAGAGCATCAGGACATACCTTTGAATATGTTGGTTATGGTCCAGGTAATTATTCAACTGCATTACCACAACTTCAAAATAGAACACTTACCGAGAGAGAAGAGTTCTTATCGCAAGCACAGGAAACATCATGTGGTAATGTTGTTTACACTGGTATGAATGACAAAGGTGATTTCTATATTGGAAATACAAAGATTGCATCTGCGAGTGGACAACAAACTACATTTGATATACCTATACCAACCGTTACAGGTGAAGACCCTAATAGATTAAGTGCTGTATTTGATGAATTAATTGTCAAAGAAAGATTACTAGTTGAAGGTGGTACATCCAAAAATATCTTATCCCAATTTGATGGTCCAGTTACATTTAATGGTGATTTAAGAAATAATAGTAAGTTAGAACAGCAGGGTGTTCTTAATATTAATAATATAACCAACTCAATTAGTGTAAACACAGGAGCATTAACTGTTGATGGTGGCGTTGGTATTGATAAAGACGTTTATATTGGAGGAGATATAAACGGTACTGGTGGATTTGATGGACAAAGTAATATATCTGGTATTACTTCTGTCACAGCAGGATCATTCTTTGGTGATGGTGCTGGATTATCAAATACAGGTGCAACATTGAGCACTGCTACAACTGGAAGTGAGAGAGTTGTGCTTACAAATATTACATCTGGCACAATGATAACTGGTAAAACAGATTCAGACTTAACATTTGACTTTGCAACTAATACACTTAATTGTACAAATTTTGCTGGTAATATAACTGGAAATGCGGATACTGCAACGAATGCAACAAATATAGGTGTTGCTGATGAGTCTACTGATACAACTTGTTTTCCATTATTTGTGACTGATGCCACTGGTAATCTTCCAGCAAAAACAAATACAAATTTAAGTTTCGATTCAAGTAATGGTAATCTAACATCTAGTGTATTCATAGCGGGTAATATTAGAATTAATAATACTGCAGGAGAAATTGACACCTCATCAGGTAATCTTGTATTAGATGCTGCTACTAACGTAGTTAATGTTACTACAAAATTAACTATTTCAGGTTCTGATAATTCAACAAGTAAAGATACTGGTGCCTTAATTATTGAAAGTGGTGGTCTTGGTGTTGAGGGTAACATTTATGCAGGTGGTGATTTAGTTGCATTCAACTCATCCGACATAAATTTAAAAGAAAATCTTGTTGTAATTCCAAATGCAGTGGATAAAGTAGGTTTAATGACAGGTTATACCTATACATGGAAGAGTGAGAATTATAATGATACTAATCATACAACAAGCATAGGGGAAGCAGACACTGGTGTGATTGCACAAGATGTTGAAGCACTTGGATTGCCTGGCATAACCACAACAAGAGAAGATGGAACAAAAGCTGTTCGTTATGAAAGATTAGTTCCTATTTTAATTCAAGCAGTTAAAGAACTTTCAGCGAGAGTTGCTACACTTGAGTCCTCATAAATAACTAAAAAAATAACTGATGGCGAATATTAAAAAGAGTTTTAATTTTAGGAATGGTGTTCAGGTAGACGAAGACAACCTGTTGGTGAGTTCTACTGGGCTAGTTGCTATAGGTAAGACAGTTCCTACAGAAGCACTTGATGTCATTGGTAATGTTGTTATATCGGGTGTCACAAGTTCGGTGTTTACACAAACTGGTGTTCTTACTGTAACTTCATTAAACCCAACAGAAATTATAGGTGCTGGTGTTAGTATAAAGAGTGGAATTATAACTGCACAAGGAACAGGTATTGTAACATATTTTGGTGATGCTAGATTCTTACAAGGTATGCCAACATCACAATGGGTTGACACAGATGTAGGATTAGGTGTAAGTAGCATTTATAATACAGGAGGAACCGTAGGTATAGGAACTACTTTCCCCACACAAACTCTCCAAGTTGGTGGTGATCCTGCTAATAGTGAAATGGGAGTAGGTATTAGTTCATTAGGTAATATAAACGCTTCAGGTATAATTACTGCATCATCATTTACTGGTTCAATTACTGGTACAGTTACAGGTAACGCTGACTCAGCAACTCTAGCAGCGAGTGCTACCGCATTACAAAATGCTAGGAATATAGGTGGAGTTTCGTTTGATGGCACAGCAGATATAAATCTTCCTGGCGTAAACGCAGCGGGAACTCAAGATACTTCAGGAACAGCATCTAATTTATCTGGCACCCCTAGTATATTTGTTACTAACATTGATTGTGATGGTGATTTAGATGTAGAAGGACATTCAAATTTTGATAATGTAAGTGTCGCTGGAGTTACCACTTTTTCTGGTACTATTGAAGGTATATCTGGACAAAATAAAATTCCATCATTATACTCAAATCAAACTGACTTACCTAATCCATCAACATATCATGGTATGTTTGCTCATGTTCATGCAACAGGTAGAGGATACTTTGCACACGCAAGTGGTTGGTATGAATTGGTCAATAAAGAATCTTCGGGAGTAGTTGGAACTGGAACTGAAACATATGTAGTTGGTTCTTTAAGTGCAACTGATTTTGGAGTTGGCACCGCCTCTCCAGCAAATGATATTCAATTAAGAAAAACAGGAGATACAGAGTTACAGATAACAAGTGAAACTGGTACAGCGGGTCTTACTTTAGGTAGAGAAACAGGAACTAATAATACTAATAATGTTGAAATTAGATATGGACAGGATACTGGTACAGATTATGGTTCTGCACAAGCATTTGACATATTAAATTATGGTACAGGTAATTTTAACTATCATTTAAGTGCAAATAATTCAAATGCTATAGCAGGTGATTTTCATTGGCTCAAGGGTTTAAATACTCCATTGATGACTCTTACTGGTATTGGAGGATCTTTAGGTATTGGAATTACAGTGCCATCACAACAACTCCAGGTACTTGGTTCAGCTGATATTTCAGGTAATCTTAATTTAGGTGGGGATTTAACTGCAAGTTCAATTGTTAGTAATATTACTGGAAATGTAACTGGAAATTTAAGTGGTAGTGTAACTGATACAAGTGGTACATCATCATTTTATCAGGTAGTTTTTGATAAAGATTTTCTTACTGAAGTTGGAGAATTCCAAGCACAAGCAATTGGTATTGGTGTAACAATGGGTAATTCCATGCTTCGTGTAAACTCTGGATCTACCAATAGATTTTCAATAGGTTCTGGTGGTAATGTTGGTATAAAGACTGATAATGTAAATGGAAAGGCTTTATACGTAGATGGTGAAGTAGTAGTTACAACTTCATTATTAGTTGGTTCGGGTGATGCTACATCTGCTGTTGATTTCTCAGGAGCAGGTCAAGGATTAACTGGGGCATTTGCGAATAGAATGTACATGCGACCTCCAACAGTTGATGACACGCAGAAAGGTAATTTAACAGGAATGGTAGGTGGTGCCTTTATCTTTAATAGTACAAGTAGTAAATTAGAGTTTTATGATGGTAGTATTTGGACACCTTTAGAAGCAAATAGTGGTGGTGGAGAAGTAAACCAAAATGCGTTTTCTAATATCGCAGTTAGTGGTCAAAGTAATATAGTTGCAGATGCAAAACAAGATACTGTTACTTTTGTTGCTGGATCAAATATGACAATTACCACAAATGCTGGTGGTGATGAAGTTACATTTGCATCAAGTGGTGGTGGAGGAGGAGGTAGTAGTCTTGAATCCAGAACAGACACTAATGCAACAACAACATCAATAGCACAATCTGCATATGATGATATTACAATTCCAACATCTGGTAATGGATTTGCATTACTTAAAATTGCTATAAATGCTCCTGCTTGGGTTGTATTATATACTGATGATGCAAGTAGAACTGCTGATGCTGCTGGTATTTCAGGTGGTAGGTCAGAAGGAACTGATCCTACACCTGGTTCAGGTGTATTAGCGGAGGTGAGTACTACAACTGCAGGTGCGTCTACATTTAAGATGACACCAGGATTGATTGGTTGGAATGATGATGGTACACCTGCTGCACAGATTTATGCAAGAGTCTATAATAAGAGAGCATCAACAGGTAGTAATTCAATTACCGTAACACTAACCTCAATTAAAATAGAGGCATAATGGCAAAATTAATAGTTGAAGTAAAACTTAAAGATGGTATTGATGAATCATCTTTTATAAGTGAATTTAATGATATTGATGAAGTATCTGTAAAAAATACTATTCCTGATATACCTACTCTTTTAGTAATGTATGTTGAGGATTCATATTTAAGTACATTTCAATCACATTCATCACTTGTACATGCAGAAAATATGCCACCAGCTTATCCTTCTATCACTTATCCCTCTATACCATCGAAGTTTACATTATCAAATAAAAAAGTAAGTGATTATCCTGGATCAAATAATAATGGTACAGATTATATTCCATATCAATTTTACTTAGATACTGATATTATGCAAAAACCTAATGGTAAAGTGGGTAATGCAAATCCAGCATATTCAAGATCTAATTATGATGATGTTGATGAATTATCTAATCAAGATTATTCATCTAATTTCACTGGAAAATATGTGGATATTATTACGATAGAAGCACCTGATAATTTTACTAGTAATGCAGGAGTTCAAGATACTCATCCTGATTTTGACGATCCTGATAATACTGGAAATACGAGATGCGTTCCAACAGATTGGTATGGGTGTGAAGGTTCACGAAATAATCAAGTTGCAAGTAATTCTATGTTTAGTGATCATGGGATGGGTGTATTAAGTGCTGCTGGTGGAGTTAATTGTGGTTTTGCAAAGAAATCAAAACTTTATGCAACATATCTTGGAACTGATGGAGATAGCTTAACTGAAATATGTCAAGCGATCATATATTTTCATAATAATAAAAATGATAATCCAACTACAGGAATTAAAGATCCCACAATAGCTATAGGTGAGTTTCAATATCTGGTGGACACAAATACAGGTATAAAAGTAGATGATATAGAGACAATTGTTGATCCAACTAATGGAACCTCTACTAAACCATTTGGAGGTTGGGGCAGTGATTTAACACCTTTTACTAGTAGAGATATTTTTCCATATCGTGCTCAAGATCCTAATGATGATTCATGGCATTGGATGGTCACATTTCCTCTACAATTCCTATCTTCATCAACTAAATCTGCTCTTGATTCTCTCCATGATAATGGAATTGTTTTTATAAATGCTGCAGGTAATAATGGGGGAACATATGTTAAGGAAAATGATGCAAGATGGAGTGGAACATATTGTACAATTACTGGAACAGTTGATACCTATAATTTCGTTTATGATAATACAACAAGTAAAGGCACTACCTCTACTACAAATTGGTATCCATTTAGATCATACGGACCTCATGGATTAGTAAAATCTATTGATGTAGCTGCTGGACAAAATAGTGAAACATATCCTATGTTGGATGATTACACAACTAGAGGTCCAGGTATTGATGTTGTAGGATTAGGAAGAGATACATTTACAGCATATCCTTCAAGCACAATGTCGGATGGAAATAAATGGGGAGATTTTTCTGGCACAAGTTGTGCTACACCCACAGTGGTTGGAAAAGCAGCTTGTTTAATGGAAAAATATTATGTATTAAATGGTGCTTGGCCTACACCTAGTCAGGTTAAGACTATATTGGTAACAGAATCAAAAAATGGTAATAAAAGATTAATAGACCCTGCATCCACTACTTGGTCAAATGTGCCTAATGCATCATCAAGTTCTATTACTATAGACCAACAGAAGAGTGGTTTCTTTGCTGGATCATTAATAAGGTTAACAAAAAACCCTTCATTAAATGGTGGTGCATCATTTGCAGAACTAGCTGGTACTCCACCGTTTAGAGTATTTTTTAACACTGATGTTCATACCAAGGAGCAAGCAAGAGGACAAAGACCAACATCGGGGGTTATATTTCCTAGACCAAGAAATATAAGTAATATTAGATAAATAATATTATGATTCCATTTAATTTTCTACTACCATGACTATTAATAAATCATCAGGCGATGAATTATCATTTCAGAACGATATCGAAACAGAGTTTGGAGATAATCCTAGTAGAAGTTTAGGTAGTTATCGACGTAATCACCCAGATTTTCAAAATAAAAATTGTGGTGCGTTAACTAATCTACCGTTAGATACTGGGATTCCAAATGATGGTGAAATAAAATTTAGTGATTTTTATGGTAAAAAATTAAATATTGTCATTGATTACTATAATGATACAGGAAGTGCAGGTGGAGCAGAAAGTAATATATTAAATCGAGAAGATGATGGTGCTAATACTATGGCAGCGACTTGGAGATATGTTAATCAAAATAGTAGAGTAAAAGTTGTTGGTGGTTATCAGTCAAAACCTACTGCCACACTTAATCAAGGTACATATAATTTGACAAATGCCACCACGAATACATCTTGGCAAGGTGGTAAAAAGGTTTTTATACATGTAAATAAAAAGGTAGGTGGAAAGAAATCAAGTAATCAGGCAGATAGAAATAGAGTTGCCCTAAGAACAGGTGGTTGGCCAAATAACACAGATTTACAAATTGACATTGGTTCATCAGGTAGATTACAAGGTGCTGGTGGTGCTGGAAGAAAGGGAACTACTAATGGTGGAACCCCTGCACAAGCTTTGCCTGGCACAAGTGCATTGGGTGTAGAATATGCAGCACAAATTAATAATAATGGTATTATAAGATGTGGTTATGGTGGAGGTGGAGGTGGAGCAGGATCAAACTCTGACCCAAACAAAAGTATGACTGACTATGGAAGGTCAGGTGGAGGCGGTGGCGGTGGTGCTGGCATCCCTGCTGGTGTTGGAGGAGCTGCAAACGGTGGTGGATATGGTGGTAATGTTTCTACTGGTGGTGCTGGTGGTGATGGAGACCATAATGGTGGCGGTGGCGGTGGCGGTGGTGCTGACCACGGTGCTGGTGGCGGTGGCGGTGGTAATGGTGGTAATGGTGGAGACCGACCAGCAATATCAACAAATGGAACTGCTGGTGATCCATCTGTTGGTGCATCAGGAGGTGCAAGAGGAATTAGAGGATATGGTATAATATTTGGTTCAAATTCAATTCAATCTAATAGTACAGGAGATAAAACTGTTTCTGCTAATCAAGGTGGTGTGGTTGTTGGAGGTATTTACTAAATTAAATGATTATTATTATGGATGATGTAGTAGGTAATACTACATTTGAGACTGATTGTATTAATTCATTACAGCAGAATAAAAAAAAGACGGGTGATGATAATTACAAAGAGAAATGGTATTCTTTAGATGAAGAGCATCATTTTCAAGATTTTTGTGTGCAAATGTTGAATGTTGCAGGGTCATTTTTTGACTTATCTACGTGTAAAGGTTATGAATTTTGGAGTCATTTTAATACTAGACCGAGGGGATGGCATATTGATCAGGACGAGAAGTTGGTGAGCACAACGGGACAAACTAGATTTCCATTGTGTTCTGTGGTATACTATGTAAAGGTGAAAGATTTAAAAGGAGGAAAATTGCATATTGAAGATGATATAATCACTCCTAAATCAAATCGTATGGTTATTTTTTCACCAAATTTAAATCATTGTGCAGAACCTTTTATGGGTGATAGAATAACATTATGTGTAAATCCTTGGAGTGTTAAATTATGATTAATGATTTTATATCAGTTGTTGATAATTTTATGACACCTGATGAATGTTTAGAATATATTAGTTTAATTGAACATTATATCAGTCATGGTTTAATTATTAAAGAAAATGAGTCTTTTCATAGTAGAGATCATTATACTATGAATTTTAATAATGATGGTAATTATAATGTCTTATCAGGAGACAATATATCTCTTAAATTTCTTCCATCATTGATAAATCCAATAAACAACTATCTTAAACATTATAGTGTGCTTGGTAAAGAAAAATTGTTGATGTATGATACAAAGGTTAAAAAAATTCCAATAGGTGGTGGTTTTCATGATTGGCATTATGAAAATATGGGATTACAAGTTTCTCCTAGAAAATTAGTAATTCAACTATATCTTAATACAATAGAGGAAGGTGGTGAAACAGAATTTTTATATATGAATAAGAGAATTAAAGCAGAGCAAGGTAGATTAATTATTTTTCCCGCTGGATTCACTCATACACATAGAGGTAATCCACCAATAGGACAAGATAAGTATATCGTGTCTACTTGGGGAGTATCACAGGATAATAATTTATGAAAGTGATTATTAAAATAGAAAAATATATTTCAGAGAAAAATTGTGTTAAAGTGAAAATGACCAGATTACACTCTCATAAATCAATAGATGATGTAGTTTCAAAAAATATTAGTTGTGATGGTTTGAATATGGATGATTGTGAATTATTTGTAGATAGTTTGATTGATAAAATATCACATTTTATACAAATACAGGATGATTCTCAACCAATATTAGATCAAAATAAATCTGAAAAAATAACAGGTAAACTAGATATTAATAAATTAGTTGGTAAAGTAATTGAAGGTAGAATAAGTAAAAGTTTAAGACCTATAAAGATGAGAAGATTAGAACTATGATGAGATATTTTAGAAAATGTGAAGAATTTTCTATATGTGGTGCTTTAGGTAAAAAGGACGAGATTATAGCAGAATCTGCGAAAGAAAATATTACTCAATTTCAAATCATAGTTAGAGGAAATGGTAAAGTTGCTAAACCATTTGAATCTAATTTTATAGAATTAAAAAACAGAGAAATATCTGATGTTCGTGCGTTAATTGGTTCGGATAGAATTTATAAACCATATGAGGATTTTGAAATATATGGATTTAATTGTATTGGTGACTATAAATCTTGGTCAGCAAGAAAAATAATAAATTCATTTCAAGGTGATGACAGTAGTTGGTTAATCTGTTTTGATGGCAGACCTATTGTAAATGGAATAACTTTAGAGAAAATGAATTATGCAAAATTAACAAATAAGAAGTATAATGTTGATATTAATGATGCCATTGTTGGAGTATTTACTAAATTATGATAACTAAACTAGATTTAAAAAGATTATATGAATGGGCATCTAATACTAATTTTCCATTAAGAAATGAAGTTATTACGTCAAAGTACATGGGATATGGTATGAAAATATGCCATATAAAGATTGGTAAGAAAAGAAAGATGTATCCTAATAAAAATATTACTCAAACAGTTTTAGATATATTTGAAAGAGATGATATATATGGAGCATATTATTTGTATTATCCACCAAATATGAAAGCAAAACCTCATGTTGATTATAATCCATTTAAAACAAATTATTTGAGAGTACAAATACCTGTAAAAATACCGAATAATAATAAAAATAATGAATGTTATATTGAATGGGTTGAAACTAAAGAAATAGTTTATTGGAAACAGGGCAAAGTAGAATTATTTGATGTAGAAAAACTTCATCAAGGTGCTAATGATTCCAATGAATCAATGGAGTTTTTATATATTGATATTGATCCTAATACTAAAGTAGAATTATGAGTCAAATTTTTAATATTTT